AGTATGCCACGACTGCTATAATTCAGAGTCAGAGTCAGAGTCAGAGTCAGAGTCAGAGTCAGAGTAATCTGGTACATCGAATCTCCTATAAGGTTCTTGGTGTTCGTTCAGCCAAACCTCTGCGACATCAATCGTCGAACGATCAAACTCAAATTGCGCGAATATAGTTGTAATCCCACAGGCAGCTGAACTGATTCGACTTTGTAATATTTTTAGTGTTCTAACTTAAATCTATTATTTAATTTTTCTTCTGAATCGCCAAGGTGTCAACATCGGGAACTACCATATTCAAAATTCCCAACGGACCGCCAAGCGGAGAGACCGAACCGGGACGCCGACGAGGGACCTCCGACCCTCCCTCCGCTTGGCGGTTCGTGGTCTATAAAATTGAAATGGAAAATCCCCTATCGACTTTATAATAAACACAAAAACAATATGGAAACCTTACAACAAGAAGTTCAAATAGCAATCCAAAAATTTCAAGAACAAGGACGCGAAGTAGTTCAGGCAGAATTCCAGCAGGAATTAGACGGTCTGAAACATGAACTTGTCTCCAAAAATAAGAGATTAGAACTTCTGGAACAGGAGAATACCAAACTCAAAAAGGGGTACGAACACCTTAACGATAAGTTGGGAGGTCTGGTGACGGATATAATTTCTAAATTCATTTCTGCCACCTTATCGATAACTGATGAAAAGGGGTTACCTTTACCCCTTGACTCTGCAGAGGAAGAAGAGAGATCGCGACAAGAGGCCGAATCAGACCTTGAACAATCACGATTTGATGATGATGATAAAGGGCTCGAAACGAAGGAGCCAAAACTTCATTCGATCAAAGATCGGATCAAACACATGAACCACGACCCCCAAAATTTTACTAACCAAAGATTGGCGGTGATCGGAAAGAAAATGGCAGACTATTACCGCAAAGCTCACAATGACGAAGATCCGTCCAAACGAGATGAAAAAATTAACGAAAAGCATACCTCCTTGGTTTGTGTATACTCCGAAAACGACTGGGAGTATATGGACTACCTCATAAAAACCTCTCTTGATATACAATAAATTAAGGGTGATTTAATATTTTCTTCTTCTTTTAGAAGAAGAAAATATTTTGGTATCTATTCGCAATGGGTCGTAAAAGAAAATAATAAGGTTGATACTATTGAACCCAAAATAATAGTAAATATTCTTAATCTTTGAATTTTTAAAGAAGTATGTTTTATATATTTTGGCAATATTGTTAAAACTAACGAAACAAGAACTCCTGAACCATATGTCACCAAATAAGCAGCTATTATATGTGAATTTTCTAAATAGCTCAATGAGTTAACTATTATCCACCCTATATATGAACTACTTGCGCTCAACAAATTAACAAAAATCGCCTTTCTAAAATCCATTCCATTACTTAATATAATTGAAAAATCTCCTATTTCATGAGTAATTTCGTGTAACACAACTGCTAAAGTTGTCAACCAGCCTAATGGATGTCCACATAAAATAAACGCGGAACTAATAAGTATTCCATCAGAAAAGTTGCAAAAAGCATCTCCTACTAATATGGGAATAACCCAATGTTTGGTTGAATGTTTATTAGGTATGTGAATTATTTCTTTACGTTCACCGCTCCGCGGAGTCTCTTCGAGGATATCAGGTTTTTCTTCACAACATTTATTATTATGAACATTTGATTCGTCTGGACAATCTGATTCTAATTCACAACAATGGTCATCAGTTGTGAAACCATAAATACCTATGTAATTAGTAATTATTCCTGCTAAAAATACTGAACCTATTTTCCAATTAAAAGATGTTGTTTCGACAACATCGACTATGTTATGATTGAAAACAAGTGCTAAAATTACTCCACAACCAAAACAAGCTAACCAAGGTAGATTAGAATATAATTTTTCTTTTTTGACTAAACTGAAAACTAAAGGTGCTACTAAAACTGAAGAAACTCCAAATGTGACTCCTAAAAAACTATATCCCCATTTTTCTGAGGAGCTTGCTAATGAATGCGGGTTATCCATATTTATATTTATATTTTAATTCCATAACTTTAAAATATGATTTTCTTCTTCCGTGTCAACCTATCTTGGATTGGATAAAGCAGGAAATATAATATTATAATACTTTGCATTAATATAATGTTATCCATTTTAAGAAGCTTCAAGAAGCTAAAAAACCCGATTCCTGCGATTCGTAGACTCTACCACGAGAATGTTGTTGAGCACTACGAAAATCCAAGAAATGTTGGATCTTTAGATAAAAACGACAAGAATGTAGGGACGGGATTGGTCGGGGCGCCTGCGTGTGGGGACGTCCTTAAAATCCAAATTCAAGTTGAAAATGGAGTAATTGTTGATTCTAAATTCAAGGCGTTTGGTTGTGGATCAGCGATTGCGTCATCATCGTTAGCGACTGAATGGATCAAAGGAAAAACCTTAGAATATGCTAATAATATTACGAATAAAGAAATTTCTAAACATCTTAGACTCCCCCAGTGAAAATTCATTGTTCAGCGTTGAGTGAAGACTCAATAAAAGCAGCGATTCACGACTATAAAACGAAAAATAATATTCAATAGGGATAAGGAAGAATCGACTCTGGCTGAAGGTGCCATTAATCTATTTTCCTGATAGAGCATTCAGGAATCCAAAATACGACGTGCACACCCAAGCAGCCACTTTGTGGCTGCGAGCTTCTCTCGGAGATTCACGTCAACGACTTGAGAAATAATCCCACTTCGAAAAGAAAAGGGGTTGTATTTAGGTAGAAATATTTTGTTATCAATAATCGGTATTGGCTCTCAATTTTTCCCTTAGAAAATTAATTGTCTCCTGATCGCTAATACCCAACAATTTTTCAAACATTTCATCACTCGCCGTAGGTAAATATTTCCGCAGCAAAGTCCCTGACATCTCTTCCCCTCCTACATCAAAGTCTTGATGTGGTGCAACAATGATATACCCGTGTTTATCAAACCCTTCAAGAGGGATCTGCGGATCATACGAACGATAGTACGCAGGTTTCCCCGATTTTGTTTGTCCATCTAAATTCTTAAATCGCGGGTTATCTTCCATATCCTTTTTACCTATCACAACAACAACTGCAGTATTTTCCGGGTCTCTCTCTTTCAAAAAAGAAAAAGTTGGCGGAGCATACACGATCTTTTCTAAAGCGAAGTTGTGAGCTGGTATACCCATGGCTTGGGCTATTTTTCTTTTATCTTCAAACCCTAACGGTGACTTGGGAAGAGAAATTTTATTACTAGTAACAATAAACGAATTATTAATCCCAAATTCAGCCGCCATCCACTCATATGTTTTTTTGTGATGTTTGCCCATCGGTTGAAATCGTCCGGGATAAACGGCTATAATTTCTTTACCCGAGGGATCTCGAACTCCCGTCGCCCCAACTTTTCCCTCGTCACTCTCGTCCCCCGCGCCTCCGCTACTTCGCCTCTTCTTTCGAGTCTTCTTTCGAGTCTTCTTTCGAGACGGGGCTACAGGAGAAGTTGCCGGGAGCCCCGTCGCTTCGTTAAAAAAGTCCGGAGAAGGGGCGTCGTCATGATAGTCCCACCAATTATCTTTAAAATGGACCTTCTTACACGATGGACACATGAATTCAGGTGGCCGGAAATCTTTTCTGCGGTCCAAATCAATCTTGTCCCACTCCGCGCTATTAAAATAGAACGGCCGATCTTCTTTGTACTCCCAAGGGAACTCCTTATAAAGCTGGGATCCTTCGAACGCTTCTTCAGTAACCTCGGTAGTCCACTCGGTTTGTCTCTGAAATTTGCTTGTCGGCTCATGTTTCCCCCATTTGACTGTAAGTTTATGAACAATAACGTTTTTGACTGGTTCAAGTTTTCCCATAAACGGCTGGGTCTTAGACGACGGGAGTCCATTAGCCATCGCAATATTGTGATGTCCGCCAACGCGGGGTCCAAATAATTTTTTAATCGAAGCGGTAAGCTTGACAACCTCATTTTCTTGTTTGACCGATTTGGTGTAAGGGAAAAAGTAGGCATAGCCAATTTGGATTATAGTCCCTTCAGATTCATTCTTCAAAAAAGTTTGTTTAAACCGGTCAGTATTCCAACTCTCCCCCTCATTTCCGATATAAAAAATTTCCCAGTAATCGTCGAGTGTACAGACGACGGTCTCTTTATCCGGGACCGGAAGATTCTTGCACTCTTCGTCCCCTGCCTTTTCCCAGCTATTCTTGCCAAGAAACTTATAACACGAGTGGGAGCATGGCCCAGCACATTTGTTACAGTCTTCGTAGTTCACCCCCCAATCGTAATCACCTCTGTTCATCTGTCGCCGAGAAGCCTTTTCGGTATACGATTTATATTTTCGTATATTCTGGACCACAAACCCCTTATGTTTACTTTTAAACGAGACGTCAAATATAAACTCTCCCCCGAAGCTTTCCTGAGAAACCGCGAGTTCGGCTCCGGTGTCGTCCAACGCCGAACTATTCCACGGAATCATTTCAAATTCAATATCTGTATGTATAGTTTTTCCTCGTCGCGACATTTTAAAATGAGAAATGAAAATATTTTCTTTGTTTATACTCCACTGAATGAAATATAGATAATCCAAATGAACGCTCTATACTTTGTGTACGACAAATTAGCCCCTATTATACACCAGGCGGAACAGTTTATTTGGAGTTCAAAAATAATTATCCACCTTTTTATTACCATCAATCGGCCATTATAAAATTGAAATGGAAAATCCACTATCGACGTTATATAAATACAAAAACAATATGGAAGCCTTACAACAAGAAGTCCAAACAGCAATCCAAAAATTTCAAGAACAAGGACGCGAAATAGTTCAGGCAGAATTCAAGCAGGAAGTAGACAGTTTGAAACAAGAACTTGTCTCCAAAAATAAGAGGTTGGAGTCTCTAGAACAGGAGAACGCCAAACTCAAAAAGGGTTACCAACTCCTTAACGAAAAGTTGGGAGTTTTGGTGTCGGATATAATTTCTAAGTCCATTTCTGACACTTTATCGATAACCGAGACTGACGAAAAAGGGTTACCTTTACCGCTCGAAACGAAGGAATCGGAACTTCATTCGATCAAAGATCGAATCAAACACATGAACCACGACCATCAAAATTTTACTAAACAGTTGTCCACGATCGGAAAGAAAATGGCCGATTATTACCGTAAAGCTCACAACGGCGAAGATCCGTCCAAACGAGACGAGAAAATTAACGAAAAGCATACCTCCCCGGTCTGTGTATACTCCGAAAACGTATATGGACTACCTCATAAAAACATCTCTTGAACTACAATAAATGAAGGTTTAGTTAAATTTTTCTTCTTCTAAAAGAAGAAGAAAAGATCACAACAATGTCCGTCATCGCAAACAAAGTTTGTATTATTTCATTTATTAAAATATGAATTCGAAGAGATGAGAATCTTTGGGATATTATATCTCTCTGTAATTATTTGAAGGTTTTTTATTGGGG